TTATCTTGTTTTACATAAAAAATTGCATAGCTAAAGTCTTTATAATATAAATATGTTTTAATCAAAAAAACCACGCTCCTTGTATTCTTTATATACATCTTCTTCTAAAACCATAAAACAATAAGTACTTCTATGATAAAAATAAACAAAAATTCCATGTTTTGAAAATTCTACATATTCAAAAAAAATCTCTCTTGGCTGAACACTTTCAAAAAAACTATCTCTTAATAACACTTTTAATCTGAATTTATCATACGATATGTCGGTTTGTAAAGAAATAAAATATTCTCCAAAAATCCACTCAATTCTCTCAAAAAGTTTCTCTTCAATAGTGTTATTAACCATGTATTTTTCTTGTGCTAATCTGTATAACATATGAATTGCTTCTTCTAATGTCATTTCTTGAGGTCGATAATCAAATTCTTCAAAGCCATAATTTTGAATTATAATTAATTTCTTATAATAATCTTTTAAATCTTCAAATTTTACTGTGTTTTCTTCGTTGTATTCATCAATTATTGGCTGCATCCAATCTTCCTCATCAAAATCACTTATATCATGATATACTCTAACATTAGTTAAAGGAGACAAATCACTGTCATTTAAAATTTCTTCACCTTCCCTTTCATCATTTAAAACTAAAATTTGAAAAATGTGTTTTTCGTTAATAACGAACGGATAAGCGTTATAAACGTTTTGTAAAAAACTGACATCTCCACCATAACTGCACTTCTCAATAAGTTTAATCTTTTTTTCATTAAAAACCATAAAATCCCCTCCTTTTTGAATTTAATAGAATGAGTTACAGACCAATTCCGTAACTCACTCGATAAACTAAAAAGGGTGTAACAAAACTAAAAGGGTGTAATAATTAATATAATCAAGTCCATCAAAGCCGGTTTATACCAGCTTTGTCGACCTATTATGTATTAGAAAAAATTATATGAATTAATTGTGCCATTGTTTCTACAGTATCATCTACATTATCTAAATGAGTTATGCTGCCTTTAGGCTCATCTTCAATAGTGATTTTGTTGTTTGTTTTGTTATATATCACATATTTACCAATAATATCAGAAATAGTCGTTTCCTCCATATCAGAATAATCAACACCTAAAATTTGCAATATTCCTAATGTAGTTAATACGTTTCTCATGTTTTCTTCTTTATCATCTGGAATAAAAAAACTAAAATAATCATAATTTAAAATTTCTATGATTCTTATTGTTTCTTCAACCTTCTTTTTATCATAATTAATATTTTTTTCTTGAGTGAATAAATACATTTGTTGTGCAAATTGATGTATTTCTCTATATTCTTTTCCAATAGGTTCTGGATTTAATGATAAAGAATGTTCTTCAACATCATATATGAAATAACCTTTTTTTATTTTTTCATTATCAACCATATTTATTTTTAGCATTTCAGTCAAAATTAGAAAGTATCTAATTTGTGCATTCAATCCTTTTTTATTAGCATTAAAACTAAATTTCATAATATCACTCCCTTATAATGTCGTATGTTTGTTTTTCTATAATTAAAAAATCCTGTCCACAAAAATTGCATGTTCCTCTATTATTTTTTTTGCTATAATCATAATCTCTTATTGTAGAACCACAATTAGGGCATATTTTAACGTTTAGATAACTTTCAAATGAATAGTCCATATCTGTAAATTTAAAATTTTTTATATCAAAATAAAATTTAAACTTTATGTTTGATATTGTCTTATGTCTGAAATAAATTAAAAAAATGTCATTACTTGCTTTTCTTATTTCTATTTTTTCAAAGTTAGGTGAAATATCTTTTAAAAAATCTTCTAATGATTTATATTTTTTGTTGTAAAAATAACCTATAACAGCAATTGCAAACTTTTCATTTATTTTATATTCCTCTTCTGTAAGAAAATCCACTAACATTTGAATTATATTTTTATCTAATTCTGATGTTCTTTTTTCTCTCTCAAACATGTATCTGAAATATCCTTGAGACATAATCAATCCTCCTCTCCTATAATTTCATTTAGTCTACGATAAAAATCCCAACATTCATCAAATAGTTCTATAATCAAATCTCCTTCTGAATAAGTGATTATAGCTTCTTTTTTATACGTATAACATTCTGATGATACTTTTTTGAAATTGTATTTTTTAGCTAATAAGTCAGTTATATTATCTAAGAAAAATGTTTTATATTCATTTTCTTTGATTTTTTGTGGCTTATATACTTCAAAAAACTCTTTTATGCCCATAAATAATTCTCCTTTCAAAAAAAGGGAGCTTATGCCCCCTTCACTTAATCTCTCATCATAACAATTACTAAACCTATGATTCCTAAAAAGAAACCCCATGCAAAACCACCACCGAAAGTCCTTCCATTTTTTTCGGATATTTTTCCACTAATCAATCCAAAACATACTGCCATAAATAAAATACTAAGCATTTAAAACTCCCCCTTTAATCTGTGTAAATTTTTATATAATCACCATTAGCTGCAAAACCAAAGTGCAACCTGTTTCCACTTACTAATAAAGCTAATTCACCTTTAGTTAAATTATCTGGATTTTCTATAATATGATATTCATCAAAAACATCTGTGCTTTTATTATATTCATATTTAACTCTGTTGTTTTCTTTCAATTTTTTATATAGCTTTTCGTTATGTTCTCTTGCTTCTTTTTCGTATTCTTTATAAGCATATGCTGAATAAACATGTACTTTTTCCATAAAGTCATCTCCCTTTGTTCATTTTTATCCATTTTTCAGCAGATTTTAGCTGATAGAATGTATTTTCGGTTTTTAAATCTTTAACATTCAATAATGTTTTAGGAAAATTCTCTGTATATTTGTATATATATTTCATTTCGTTTCTTTCATCTAAAATATCAGCTATTTTTTCAACTTCTTCATCATTTTTACATTCAAATATCAATTTGTTTTTTAATCCTTTAGCTTCTCCCCATCATGATAAAAATTTATCTACACAACTAACATAAAACATTTTCATTTCACCTCTTCTTCAATAATTTTTCTTACATTATATGAAACACCATCATATTCATATTGCTTTGTTTCTTTTATATTTTCAACTTCACTATCTTTTAAATTACCTTCTATTATTTTTCTCCCACTTAAAGTATGTTCATCAAAAACAAGTTGAACATTATTTTTCTCATACCCACCTATTAATTTATGGTTATATAATATAATATACATATCTTCTACTGTATTAATTTTATTAATTATAATATATTCTTTGTCTTTAAAGTTCATATATGATGCTAAAATCCTTGTCGGTTTGTTTTCGTTGTATAAAGTTATACCACCGTATTTTTGTATGCTATTAATAAATTTATTATAATCTATATAACCATAACCAACTTTACTAAGAGCTTTTAAAAAACTTTTTATGTTTTTCATCTTAATAGTTAGTCCTTTTATTTTTTTTAAATCATTAATGTTTTTAAAAATCATAATTCCTCATCCTTCCCATATATATGATTAATTGCTTCTTGTAAATTTTCATAATCAATAAAAGTGTTTTCTGGAAATTCGTTATAATCTAAATCTGCAATGACTTCTATTAAATCTATTAAACTGTATTCGTTATATCTGTTTCCAAACATCTTTTTCTCTGGATAATAATAAATCCATGTATCTGATTCTATTGGCTCACCCGTTGTAATAATTGCTATCCTATCTTTCATTATTAATCACTCCTTTAATTTTTTTTTATAATAATGATCATAAACCAAAAATAATTAAAATCATATTTAATACATTGTATGTATTATATACCCTGTTGGTGTTTCTTTCAGGGTCGTTTCATACCTTGTACCGAATATTACATCGACAATACTTGAAGTTCCGAATTCATCCATTCGGAATGGAGCAATTGAAGCATTCGAACAAATTTCCCATGAATAATGGTAGTGAAAACTAGAACCATAACCTGTGGTCCACTTTTTTCTAATGATAGTACAATCGTATTTTTCGTCTACATCACAAGCAAACAAATCCTCCAGATATTTTCCTATGGCTTTTGGAAGGCTTCCGTCCCACCATCCGTCACCATTCTTCATTTTTTCTATGAAATCCTTCATGTTAGTTTCTTCTAATTCAATTTTAAAATCTTTCATTATTAATTCACCCCTTTAATATATTTTTTCATTTATTTTGTTTCTTCCTGATAAATAAGTTTCTTTTACAGCAATTGCATTTTTTTGATATGGAAACATTGTCAAAATTCTATCATTTTTAATATAACCTCTTATACATTCTTGTACTTTACCATTCTCTCTTTCAGAACATACAAAAAGCTTTGTCCTGTATGGCTCTTCATTGTTTATATCATGTATCTTAATGCCATCTATACCATTTTTTTTAACTAAGTTATAGTGTGAAATATCTATATATTTTTTTAATTCTTTTAAAGCTAATACAGAAAAAGATGTTATTTCACCATCTTTTGTAGTATTAGTTGCTCCTATACTTAATAATTCAGCTTTAAAAACATATTTCCAAGCTAAATATTCATCAAAATCTTCAAAATAAAGGCGGCTTAAAATATCTCCACCGCCATCTGATATTACTCCAGTTCTTTTATTGTGAAATAGTATTATCTTTTCTTTCATTTTTCTGTCACCTCTTTGTATGCCTTTTTTAAAGCAGTTTCTATGTGTTTGTCGTTATATTCCCCATCACCTTCTAAATTAGATGTTCTAAATCCTGAGCAAAAACCATAACCATAGAGAACATTATATAATAGTCCTCCCAATGAAGGCTCTCGCCCCATCTCTTTTGTTAAATATGCTTTTTTCTCTTTTAAATAATTTTCAAGAAAATCCTTATTAATCAAGCTGAAATACCTTTTAATCTTTTCATAATCTTTTTCTGACATCTTCATATTTATACCCCCTTTTTATATTTTTACAACTAATCCATCTTGTAAATCCCAAGAAGCTGATAAAGCTTCTCCAAAATTCTCAAAAACCAAAGTTCCACCATTCTCATCAGTTAGTATGTACATTGAATCACTTGGAAATGTTTCAATAACAATCCACATAAAATCCCTCCTTTTTAGTTAATTACTCTATAAAACGTCATGCAACATCTAAATTGCATGACGCTCTAAGAATAATTATTTAACTACATCTTTTATGGTATCAGTTTTCCTGTATACATCAATCCAACATAACCATGATGGATTCTTGTTTTTAAACATGGCTAAAGTTTTATTTGCCATTTCAAAATCTGTAAATGCCCCAATATTTCTGAGGAAATACTGAGTGCCTTCCACTCCACCATCTCTCTCTTCGTAATAGTTAACTACATAAATATTTTCTCCCATGATTACTCCTCCCCATTGTATGTAGAACACCATTCTCTAAAGTGTTCTACCTTTTTTCTTGCTTCATTCATTTCGTCTGTGTATTTTGATGAATCTATGTATTTGTCTTTTATTTTATCCACTTCTTTTTGACCGAAGTTTTCATAAATACCTTCTTCGGCTGCAATTCTTTTAAGCCTCTGTTTTGCCTTTGTTATTGCATTACTTAAATATCTAAGTTTCATAAATTCTACCCCCTTATATTCTGTTGAAATAAGATAGTCTTTTTTGAATCTGTTTTACATCTACTTTTTCCCATCTTATGTCAACTAAAAAATTTATGTTTTCTTTCATGAATTCTTTGAATTTATCCTCTACCATATTTTCTAACTCTTCCTTATGTTCTTTTACTTTTTTATAGTTAGGTGCTATGTTTGTCATTTCAATCCATACGCACCATGTATAGTAATTACTCCATCCTCTATGACTCAAAATTATCACCGCCTTTGAAATATTTGTGTAATAACTCCAACATCATGCCTTCAACAATCATAGTGTAATTGCTTGAATACTCTACGTCGTTAAAAGCACCATTATGAATATTATTAAATCTTACATCTTCACGGTTGACTAGTTTGAATTTTTTAGTATCTACATTAAAAGCTATACTGTCATAACCCGTTAATGTAGTGTTTCTCAAAAACTCTTTTATGTTGTCGGTTATTTTAATGTAGTAATAATAACGACTTGACATAAAATCACTCCCTTTTTAGTTTTTGTTCAATACTAAAATACAATATAAATATATAAAAAACTTGTTTATATCTCTTTATAATTTGAACGCTGTGAGCTTTTTTTGCATTTAATTGACTATTTATTCAATTGAATTAAAAAATACTCTTAAAACGCCAATGATAAAGAGGTATGTACTTTTATAAATAATACATAAAATATCACTTATAAAAAGACATAAAAAAAAGGGCGAACAACCTAAACAATTGCTTATGTAAATTGCAACCGTTCAAGTCATTCGCCCTTCGGCTGAACGCTTTACTTAATTAATGTAATTTTCTTTCTTGAGCCACTTTCGTAGCTCTCTATGGTTTGCTATGGGGGTTTCTATGTAAACAAAACTCATGTTTCTGCCATCTTCACAAATAACAACTACATTTGTTTCAGGAATGAACAAAAATTTATTACGGTACATAAATTGTTCTAAATCTTTTATCCATTCTTTTCTGAATTTCTGTTCTGAATTAAATTTTTCTGTCAAGTACAGAGTTTCTTCGTACTTTGACATATCGCTTCCATAATATCTTCTTACTATGAAATAGGGAATTTTATTCACTTCTAATTCCCTTTCCATTTCTACTTCACCATAAATGTTTTCTTCATCTTCGGAATAATGGATTTCAAGCTTGTCTATGTCGTAATATGGTGGTACAGTGACAACTACTTCATGGCCATACCTTTTAGTCCATTTTTCTTCGTAATAAAATGTTTCATCAGTAAAAACTTTAACTCTTTTCATACTTACACCCCTTTTTATGTATTTGCCCTTTTCGGGCATTATTTAACTCAATAAAACCGGTGAACTTGTCACCGGCTCTATGAACTAAATAAATATAACGTCATCATTTTTTTCAATCGGGATGACGCAAATTTCTCTATTTGTGATTCCGTCAACTATGGGAGAAAAACTTCTCCCATAAGAGTCGATTATGTATTCTGAAGGATTGGTGATGTCACCTCCTTCATCATAATCTTCTCCAAAAAATGACTCAATAGCTTCTAATCCTCGTGTATCTAAATATCCGTTTTCATACAATTTACTACCATTCACTATTGAATATGATGAATAATCTATGTTGTATAACATGTATCTTTCTTCCTCATCTTTGTGTAAAGGAAAAGCTGAAACGTTTTTCCTTTCTTTCACAAAAATTTGAGTCGGGTAATATTCAACGTCATCTTCATGAGCAAGGAAATGTGTAACATCAAAAGATGACATCTCATTTTCACTTTTAACATATTTTCTTTGTGTCTCCAGTGTGGAGAACACAAGTAAAACTTCATAATACTTCATTTTTTACACCCCTTTTTTTTATTAGCTACATTAGTAGCTTTATGGAATAAATACTATGTATTTACTCTATAAAACTAAATGTAACTCGGGGAGATGCAATATCTCCCCATCTTTCTATGTCTCTATATCCTGAGAACATAGATAAAAACGCTCCCAGGACTATAATGCAAATTATGAATATTTTTACTTTTGTCATAAAATACCACCGACCTTAAAACTGATGGTATTTTTATGTAATGTGAGGTTTTTAATCTCACGTTTTTTTACGTTTATGAAATACTCCAAAAGCTCCATGCCTTTAGAGTATTCGAAGATGAACGTGCCATCTTCTAAAACTTCTAAAACCATAATTTTGCCCCCTTTATGAAAACATAATAAAACCTATGAGGGCAAAACCCTCATAAGCTCTATATATTTTCACCTAAATACTTCTCAGCCATAAATTCAGCTTCATAATCTTCGTATGTTTCTCTGGCATCTACATCTTCTAACACTACTCCGTCATAGTAACCTAAATTTCCTGTAATTAATTCATAATATCCTATTTTCATTTTCTTCCTCCTTTATGTAAATACTCAATAAAATACAAGTGAATTTCTTGTACTCTATGAATATTTATATAACATAAAATATCCAATTACTCTATGAGTCTATATACAACATCATAGAGGCGACATTTTATGTTTTTTTGTTTCGAGGTTGTTTTTTTAAAAAAAGTCTACAAAAAAAAACAAATGTAGACTCAAAAAAAAGTATCATAACCGCTTGTAAAATCTTTATGATTAAAGATTATATAAACGGTTATTTAAAACGTGTCGTTTACTTATTTGTTACATAATAAACGACAAAAAATATAACCGCAGCCGAAACCGCGGTTATATCTTTGTTTCAAGAGTTTTTATTTTTTTGTTACGTTGTCTTCCATTATTTCAAGAAAATTAGGTCTGATAATTATGTCGGATTCTAAAAACGCCTCAAAAAAAGATGATAAAACGTTTCTGACTTGAAATGCGTAATGTTTTTTTATATTCTTTTTAATATATCTTTTTTCCTTTTTTCCTGTTTCGTATTCTACTTCAACATAAACATCATAAAGACCGCCGCCCGTTTCCGTATCAGAAACTTTTTTTAGCTTTATACCGTAACTACCAGCGTTCTGACCAAGCTCTATGGCTCGCTCTTTTTCCTCGATTTTTTCTTCAAGTCCTGTAATACCTTGTTTTTCCAAGTTTTTCAATGTTTCTAATTCAATTTTTAATCTGTTAATCTCACTTTTTGTCATAACAAAAAGCCCCCTTTTTAGTTTTTTTGCTATCAAAAAAATGATAGCTTGTCTTAATTATGTCAATTTTAAAAAAATTAACATAGTTAAAACAAAAAAGAGGTAGAACTATAACAATAAAATTTTTATAAGCTAACAAATGCTTGTAACCGTTTATTCACCGTTGTTTTAACCGTAACGGGTTAAAAGGGTTATAAATACCAGCGTTATAAGGTTGTTAACCGTTTAATTTTATTTATTTTTCAATTAGCTTGTTGTCTTTTGCAAGTTACGATAAAATTCTAACACTTTTGTTAGTTGTTGTCAAATGTTGTAATGTATTGTTATAATATTGACTATTATTGCACTTCAATAACAATAAATATAAAGGTAACTGATATTTTAAATAGAGTTAACATAAATAGGGGGTTGATAGTCGGTTATAGTGTAGAATTGATGCCGGTTACAGAGGTTTTAAAATTCTTTTTAGGTTACTTAAATTGCTTGTAGTTAAGAATTGATGGGCATTTGAGGTTGTTTTTTTGAGGTTTTTTGAGTTTTTTTGTTTTTGTAGTCGGTTGTAATTTACTTTTATTGCAGATTATAGAGGTTTATTACTTTTAGCTTTATTGTCTTTAGGTTATTAGAACGCTTTATTATTGCAGGTTATATTTATTTTTAGATTGTTTTATATCCGTTCTTTTTATATCCGTATCTAATTATATTATTATTTATAAGTTGTATAGGTTTTATCTTCACATAGATGCCCTTAATTTCAATTTTAAGAGACTTTTTTATCTTTTTTAATAGAATATACCAGGGTTGATATAGAGTCTCTTGTGTTAGCTATTAGATACCTTGTCGTTGTAATGGTATCAGAACGCCCTTTTTTATTATTGTTTTAGAATTTTATCACTCTTTTACCTTGTCTGATAGGTTTTTTTATCACTCTTTTTATTAGAGTGATAGCTTATTTTACTTGTTAATAAGCACTATCAATTACGGAGTGATAACAGGTATTTAACCATATACCAAATTAGTATATCAAATGATTAGTTAATTAATCAGTTTTTTGGCATTTTCGACTCATAAAGATTTTATTGAAATTTTAAAAATTGTATCAGGGTGTATACCAGTTTTCAAGGGGTAATCAAAACGAATCGCGTACCCACCTTTTCTCTAAAAACAACCTAAATATACTGTATAACCTCTCCCATAAAAAGTTTTTAAAAAGCATTAAGGGTAGGAGGAAATTTTAATCAAAAGGAAAAATAAGTTTTAAAAAAAAACAACAGGGGGTCTTTAAATAAAAAATCTAAGCATTAAAAGAAAAAAAGCATTATAGCTACATAAAATATATAATTTTACAGAAAAAAAAAAAAAAAAAAAAAAAAAAAATAAACACTGAATATATATAGAGGGTCGGCATTAAGAAAAAAGAGGTTTTTAGATATCAGAAAAGAGTCAAATTTCTATTTTTGAAGAAAAAAGCTTTAAAAACAGCTCTTAATGAGGGTTTGAAAGAAAAAAAGAAAAAAATTCTAACATAGATATTATAATACCTTAATATTATAATAAACCTTAATATTATAATACCTTAATATATATTATTATATTATATTATTATATTATATTATTATGCTTCGAAAAATCGAACCCCCCTTCGAAAAATCGAACCCCCCTTCGAAAAATCGAACCCCCCTTCGAAAAACCGAAGGGTTTACGGGTATAAAAAATCAATTGACAAAAAAGCTAAAAGTATGCTATAATTTTTTTGAAATGAAGAAAATTGTATTTCATAAATAATTTTCCTGTTTTAAGCAGTGTGCGAAGTTCGACCAAGCTTCGGGGCTGCCCTCCTTTAAGAGTATGTGAGCTAGATTTGTCGGTGTTGGCTCTCTCTTTGAAATAGGGAGAGCGAAATACCGGTTATACTGTATAATAATTGTTTTTGAAATAGATTTACAAAGGTCTCACCAACCTTTCTGTATATTCTTTTTCCCATATGATGTTTTTGCCATAAAACATTCACCTACTTTTTTATATTATGTGAGAGGGATTGTTGGAAAACAAACTCTCTTAATAGAAAAAAATCCCATTTTACATATATTTACTCCTTATTTAGTTATTTTTATAGAAGAGCCGGATAGTCTTAGCCGTCTTGAAGGCTCTTTAGAGAAAACCATCATTTTGTTCTCTCTTAATATAAATGTTTAGTTGTAAACCTTTTTTCTAATATAAGGCTTTAGTTTACAATTAAACAGAAGTGCCAAAGTTTTTTCTCATGAAAGATTAAAACCCTTATTTATTTTTTACCCCAGAAAGTTAGACTCCTTAATTGGAGTCTTTTTTTTATTTTCATGTATAATATCAAATAGGAGGTGATAGAGTTGGGAGATATTGAAGAAATAATAAGTGAAATTTTAATGTTTATTACAGACCATAAGAAAGAAATCAACGAAGAAAGATATTTTCTTTATGTAGAGGTATTAAAACAACTAATGAAAACTTTAGAGAACGAAGAGGAAAAAACCGAGAAAGAAAAAATAGAAAACGTAGGAGAAAAAACGACAAAATACGACAAATATCTTGAAAAAAGTGAAGAATCCAATCTAAACAGGGTATTATCGTATCAAATACTTAATTACAAAGAAAAATTAAAGGAAATTGAGCCTTTAGAGACCGTAATTGACTTAATGATTGAAGCGATAGGGGAGGAAAAAGCGTAATGGTGATGGAAAAAGACAAAAAAAGAATAAAAAAGATAATGAATTTATGGAAAAAAGGGGAATTTAATACAATTTATGTTAAATATGTATCTCCGACATACAAAGAAATAGTTAATAAATCCCTTAAACTTAAGGAAGAAAGAAATTTTGAACTTGATTTCAAAGAAATGTTAGACCATAGAGTAAAATATTTATTGCCTAATATAACTGGATTCGTCATAAAAGAGATTAGTCAAGATGATAATTTTCATATATTGAACGCAAAAATACTTTTAAAAAACGGTAAAAAAAATAAAATGACAAAAGTCATATTTCTTAGAGAAGATGGAGCTTTTAAACCTAGTAAAACTTATGGAAAACTGTATATAAATCCAAGTTCTTTAAGTTTTTCTCAGAGGTATAGTAATTCTTTATAAAAATAAAGGTTTTTAGTATGCTATAATAAAAATGTAATGGAGGTTTAATATGATAAAAACAGAAATTAGGAAAGTTAATATAAAAGATTTGAAGAATTTCAAAGGGAATCCTAGAAAAATTGAAAGAGAGGAATTAGAGAAGCTAAAAAATAGTATCTTAGAGTTCGGATATAGCTCACTGTTGAGTTCTACGGATAAATTAGAGGTATTGGGAGGGAATCAAAGAAAGAAGGCGATAGAGGAGCTGCTAAAGGCAGGTAAAGAAATAGCAGGGGTAGATAAAAATGGAAATTTAGACGTTTTAGTCGTTTCTGGGCTATCTATAGCTAAACAAAAGGCTTTAAATATAGCTTTTAACAAAATATCCGGTGATTGGGATGTTGACCTATTATCTCAAATGATAAACGAGATAAACGGTAATATAGACGCTTCTTTAACAGGTTTTGACCCAGCTGAGATAGATATTTTGCTAAAAGAGGTATCAGATACAGTTGAAGAAACAAACAATATGTTGGAAGAGGAAATAGATTTTGAAGAGGATAAAACCGAAGATGATGTTGACGAAGATGAAATTAATGAAGAGCCTACATATGTTTTACATATAGTTTTCAGAGATATACAGGAGGCAAATACATTTCTTAAAGAACATGAGATAGAGTCAGAGTTTGGCAAAAAAAGAAATATAACTCATGAATTCTAGGAGAGTGATTTAGATGAAAAAAAGAGCTGCTAAAATGCAGAGAGACGTACAAAATTCTGACTACATGCAAGAACAGTACGCAAAATATAAAGAAAGATTAGATGAATTGATACCTAAGTTATATCTTTCTAAAGGGCATTTTTATAATAAAGATAAATACCCTAATGCAATAACTAGAGATGAAGCAAAAGAAGTAGAGAAAATTTGGAAGCATATGCATTATGTAGGTGTTAAAGGAATGCCTATGACAATAGAACAATTACTACAAGCTTATCTTTTAGTATCCGGTGGTAATTTTACAAGTACTGCTGTTGAGTCTTTAGGGCTTAATTCAGATGTAGTTTTTAATTTTTTGAAAAAAGCTAACACAGAAAAAGAAAAAATTGACAAGTATAACCCAGCAGTAATATATCAAGAGATATTAAATCAAGCCGACGCAAAAGCTGAAATGTATCATGTTGCTAATATAGCAAAACATGCTCAAACAAATTGGAATGCTTCTGCATGGTATCTTGAAAGAAAACATTTTGAAAAATGGGGAAGAAAAGACAAAGCTCATATTAGTGGTAATCTTACTGTTGATGTTAGCGTACAAGGAGAACCAGAAGAATAGGAGTGAATTAAATGCCTAATATTGGAATAAATATTGACCCTAACGCTTTTAATCCAGTCTATTTCCCTTTACTTTTTAGTAAAAAGAGATTTGAAATAATTTATGGAAGTGCTGGTAGTGGTAAAAGTGTGTTTGTTGCTCAAAAAATAGTATACAAACATCTAACAGAAGCAGGACATAAAACATTAGTTATAAGAAAAGTTGGTACATCAATAAAAGAGTCAGTTTTTGCTGAAATAACGGATATAATTGACAGTTGGGGTTTAAGAGACATAGTTTTTAAAGTGCCAACTGGAAAAGCTGGTAAATATGATATAGAAGGTCCATTTGGAAATAGAATTATATTTTCTGGTCTTGACAATGTAGATAAATTAAAATCCATAAAAGGAATTACTGACATATGGGTAGAGGAAGCTGACCAGATAACTCAGAAAGAATTTCAGCAATTAGACGCAAGAATTAGGGGGTTTAAAAACGTACCTAAGCAAATAATAATGAGTCTTAACCCTACTGATAAAAGGCATTGGATAAAAAAGTATTTTATAGATGAAGGTAATAGAAAAAATGATACTATAAAACTAAGAACAACTTATTTAGATAACAAATTTTTAACCGAAGAGGATAGACAAACTCTTGAGTCTTATAAAGACGTTGACCCTTATTTCTACATGGTTTATGCTTTAGGAGAATGGGGACAACTTGACAATATTATTTTTACAAATTGGAAAGAAGAATCTTTTAAATATACCGAAAGAGATTTTGATGTGGTTAGTAATGGTGTCGATTTTGGATTTAATGACCCTAATGTTTTAATAAGAGTTGGAATAAAAGATGAAAACGTTTATGTTTTTGATGAATATTATGACAATAAAAAAACAGGGGCAGAATTCATGAGGGAAATAAAAAAAAGAGTACCTCAAAATCAAATGGTTATTTGTGATAACAATAGACCAGATACAATAACAGAATTTCAAAGAAATGGTATAAATGCAGTTAAAGCAAGTAAATCTCATGGTAGTATATTAGACGGTATTAACTGGTTAAAGGGAAGGAAAATATTTGTTTCCCCTAAATGTGAAAATTTGATTAGAGAATTGACAACTTATAAATGGAAAACTGATAAAAACGACGAGCCTACTGATGTACCTATTGATAAATTTAATCATGCGATAGACGCTTTAAGATATGCTGTTGAAAAATACAGATTGAATATGAAAGCTAAAAGGAAGAGGATAAAAATAGGCAGTGGAAGAAAAATTGTCCAGAGGGGAGTTATAAGATGATAAATAAAGATATTTATTGGTATTTGTATAATAGAAACACCGAAGATATAGACTTGTATAAAAGAGCAAGAAGGATTGCACCTATAGTACCTATAAAGTACAACCCTGTGTCTAGGATAATAAACACTGATATATTTTTCATTCTTAAAGGAATGAATTTAAGAAACTTTCCAGAAAAGTATATAAATGTAGACAATTTTATAGCTTTTAACGAAGAAAAATTAAAAAAACAATTGATTGATGGAATGGTTTTTGTTGAACTTATAAGAAATGAAGATAAACTTATGTTTCAAGAATATACTGTCAATGATGTTAAAACAGTAAGTTATAAAGATGACGGGAGTATAGACGAAATAGAAATAAATTTTAATGATATTAATAACGATTCAATAGAAATAGCTTATTTTTATGATGAAAATGAAACCAAAAGAAAAATGATAAAAGTAAACGGAGAAGAAATATATAACGAAATTGTTCCATATTCTTTTGTTCCGGTTATTGTTTTCAAAACAATAGATTCTACTAAAACTAAGAATATTTCAAGGGTACAAGGGATAGAAGATAGTATTGATATTATAAATGAGAATGATTATTTGTTGAGAAATATATTCAGAATTCATGGAGACCCTACTGTTGTAGGAAATGCAGCCTTGAATTTTGATGAAGAAACAGAAGATACTGCATACGGAACTACAGAAGATATGATAGCTAATAGGACTACAGTTAATTTCTTACCTGTTCCAGATGGTACTGATATGAAGTTTTTAGAAATGAATGGTACGGTAGCTGGAATGATGGCTAAAGATAAAAAAGATTTAAAATTAGAGTTAGAAGAGGAATACCCTGAGCTTCAATTAAATCAATTGACAAAAGGTAGTGTTTCTTCCGGTTATGCTTTATATTTAAAAATGACAGGGTTGGTAAGCCTTATTGAAAAGTATAGACAAAACGAGGTTTATAATTGGAAAAAAGCTTTTTCTTATCTTGAAGAAATGTTTGGAAATGATTTTTCTGATATAAGTATAGAATTTGAGGAAATAATAAGCTACAATAAATTAGATAGTATAAACATGGTTATTTCTGCGTTTTCTAATAAATTAATCAATAGAAACGCTGCAGCTAAAAGGGCTGCTAAAATACTTAATGTTAAAGAAAAAGAAGCTTTAGAAGGACTAGAAAAGCTACCTAAGTTTTTTGAAGCCGAGAAAAAACAAGAAGATTTGAAAAGAGATACGGAAAATAAGCAAGGACAAAAGATAAATTGATGGAGGTTTTAACATGCCAGAAATGAATAAAATATTGAAAAAAGACGCTTTTCAGTTATTGTCAGAATTACCTGATAAATCTATAGATATGGTTATAACTGACCCACCTTGGTTAACTACATCTTTGGATTTTGATAAACAAGATTTGAATTTTGTCAATCTTTTTAAAGAATACAAAAGAGTAATGAAAGATGACGGATGGTTTTTTCTAGTCGGGACTGTAGAAATGGCTTTTGCAGCTCTTCAAGCTGGTTTTAAAAGAAAATTTGAGTATATTTGGTATAAAGATATTTCTGTTTCTCAAACAAAAACAGCTATACACCCTTTATTAAAACATGAGCTTATTTTTGCTTTTTATAAACCGGAATTAAAAAAAGTATCTAGATTAACTTTTAACAGAAAAGCTTTAAGGACTTATGGGCATAAAAAGTATAAAATACAAAAAAGCTCAACTAGAAAATCTGGAGAGTTTGGAAGCAAAAACGGGAGAGATGTTGTAGATAAAAATGGAAATCTTCAAAATTATTATAAAGAAAATAATGGTTATAGAGAGGGAAGTTCAATTTTAAAAATTTATTCTAAACAAAATATGCCGAAAGAAGAAAGAGTGGACCACCCTACTCAAAAACCTATGAAATTATTAAACTTATTAATAAGAGGATATTCAAACGAAGGAGATGTGCTTTTAGACACGTTTTCTGGCAGTGGTGTATTTGCAGAATCAGCTACATTAAACAAGAGAAATTTTTACAGTTGCGATATTAACGAAAAATATGTTAAAATCGGTAATGTAAGAGTTACAAAATCTAAACTCAAAAAAAAGAAAAAAGTATTTGGAGGTTATGAGTATGCCTAAAAAGGATGAAGTTAGGAACGGTTTTGATATGGACATTCAATTGTTTGCAGACAAAAACGGTACTAACGAAAACGATGAAACAAAAGATAACAGCGATATTACTGGTGGAACATTGAAAAGTAAAAACGAAGAAAAAGAAAATAATAACGATACAACCGAAGAAAAGAAAGACGGAAAAACTTATTCTCAAAGTGAATTGGATAGAATAGTAACAAAAGCAATTGAAACGAGAGAAAAGAAATTAAAAAAAGAACAGGAAGAAAGGCTTCAAGAAGAATTGAAAAGGTTAGAAGCAGAGAAAAACAATGATTATAAGACTTTATACGAACAAGAAAAAGAAAAAATAGCTAAAGAGAAAGAAGAATTACAAAAAGAAAGACTACAAGTTTACGCAGAAAGTCAATTAACTAAAAATAAAATAGATTCTGAATTTATTAATGTGGTTTTCCCTAGCGAAATTCCTCAATCCCAGAATGATATAGATGCAAGGTTGGAGGTACTCAAAAACTTGATTGACAAAAGTAATAAAACATATGTTGAGGAACTCCAGAAAAAAGGAGCAACATTTACTAAAGGTGATAACAAAACAAAGAACGAAAGCGACAGAATAAAGAACGTCGTTAAAGCAATGACTTCAAATTCAAAAAGACGAAGAAATATTTTTGAAGAAGCATAAAAAAGAATAGGAGGTATAGAAAATGCCTACAATAAATTATGATGGTAATGAAAGCTTTTTAATGTCACCTCATTTTTTAACTACTGAGGGATATATGGTTAAAAACGCTAATGTTTCTAGTGATGGAGTACCTGCTGGTACTGTAATGGGTAAGGTTACTGCAGATGGTACAATAAGACCACAAACTAAAGCAAAACTTACAGCAGCAGCTTCTACAGATACAGTAATTTCAGTGGATAATGCATGGGTTTTCAAAGTTGGGGATTCAGTTGAAGTTGATGGTGGAATAGCAGCATCTATAACAGCAGTTGATGTTGAAAATAACACAATAACTTTAGATGCAGGACAAACAGCTTCAGAAGGTGCTTATGTTTTAGGTACTGATGGTTCTGAGGTTCCATTTGGTTTATCTTTTGAATACGTTGGTTTTTATAAAACTTTTGAAAGAGGTTTGGCTAAAGTTGACGGAAATACAGTTTTAGTTATCCACGGAAAAGTTGACACTACAAAAATGCCTAATTATTACCCAGAAACAAAATCAGCGTTACCTAATATCGAATTCGTAGTTTAAGGAGGGTTTGAATAATGAATGCTACTATAAATGATTTTTTACAAGGTAGAATACAAGAAACATTCATAAGAGAAAGAGACAATAATGAATATTTACTTGAAAATATACTACCGTATAAACAAGTTGATGATTTAGATTTTGAACATATAATCGGTGAATTCCACGAGCCTATAATTGCCGAATTTGCAGGTTTTTCTGCCGAAGGTAAATTAAGAGGTAGAGATGGATTCAAAAAATTCATCGAAGAATTAAGACCTATCAAACAACAGATGTCTATTACAGGTAAAGATTACATTTTATCTAAAAAATACAAAGACGAAAATAGAATAATCAATAGATTATTTAATGACACTGCTTTTGTTTATGATGGAGTTAGAGCAAGAACTGAAAAAATGAGAGCTGAAGTATTGAACACAGGTAAAATCGTAGTTGATGAAGGTGGACAAAAATTTACAGTTGATTATCAAGTGCCAGATGAATTGAAGGTTACTATTTCAACTTCAACTTCAAAATGGTCTGATACAGCTAATTCTAACCCTATTCAAGATATGATTAACTGGTTAAGAATAATAGATTTCACACCAGAAGGAGCAATAACATCAACTAAAATAAGAGATTATATCTTATTGAATGAAAATGTTAGAAAAATGATTTATGGTGTTGATAGGGCTTCTACTCCATTGACTCTAAAAGTATTGAACGAATTTTTAGCTGGATATGGATTACCTAAAATTGTTGTTGATGAAGATAAATACAGAACAGATAAAAAAACAAAAGCTAAATTCTGGGCTGACAATAAATTTACATGGGTTGGCTCTAATATTGGTGAAACTTTAATGGGTCCTACTGCTGAACAGTATGCTCCTGTAAGTAATAATGTAGGTGTAACTTTAAGAAACGGTATTTACATTCAAACTTACGAAAACGTTAGACCTATTGGAATATTTACAACTGGTAGTGCTACTTCATTGGTTTCTCTTCCTGGTGCAGAAGAAATATTCATAGCACAACCTATTGACTAATTAAATAAATAACCCCCATTAACTTGGGGGTTTTCATCTTAAACAAAATAGGAGGTTAATTAAATGAAATTATATGTAGCTGATAGACAATTATATATACAAGGAACTATTATAAATAAAGGTGAAGAATTTATAATAGGGGATAAAATGAAGATAAACAAAGAATATGCAACTTATCAAAATCAAATTTCAAGAGATAAAGCGAAAGAAACTAAGATAAAAACTTTTGAAGAAATAAAAGATGAAAAAGAATAGAGATGATTTAATATGACAGCTTTAGAAAAATTAAAAAATGTTTTAGCAGATACAGACAATAAAATTTTTGAAGACACTTATTATTCTAATTATTTACAAATGTTTGATATAGACCCTACCGATACCGACGTTGAAATAGGGAAAATATTCTTGGTAAAAGCTAATTTGTTGGAAACAATAGCTGATAACCCTAATCTATTCGAGAGTTATTCTCAAGGCGATATAAGTAAGCAATATAAAAAAGAAGAGTTAAGAGAACAGGCTAAAGCTATTTTTAGAAGGTATGCTGGTATAAAACTTTGAGGTGTTAACAATGGATAATTATAATTTATTATATATAGAGCAAGATATAACTAAAGACGATATAGGTATCCCTACGCTTAATAGCGAAACAGAAACACCGTTAACCGTACCTTTTGTGGATTTTCAAGATATATCCGGAAATATGCTTGAAGCCTTGAAAGACTCTATAATAGAGAAAGATTATAAAGTATTATTTGCTAAAGGCGAAAATTTTGCTATTGATTATAAAATCTATCAAAAAATAAAAAATGTTGATACCGAAGAAATTTTTGTTATAATTAAAGTAAAAGAGTACGAAAAGCATAAGCAGGTATATTGCACAAAAGAAGGGTAGGAACTTGTTATGTTTAATTCTAATATAAAAGGACAAGGAACTATCAAAAAGAATTTAGAAAAGGTACATGATGTTTTATATGACAGAATAGAAGATAACCTAAAACAAATAGCTAGTATTAAGGTTAGAGAAGCAATTGCTAAAAGTACTTTTAAAAACGTAACCTACAACCTTAGAGCATCTATGGGAGCGAGGTTGTACAAAAACAATAAATTGATAACGCAAGTTGATAGTAGTGTATCACCTCAATACAGGACAGAATCTTATGTTTACAACTTACAGGCTAATTTAAAAGATACATACAAACAGATAAATATAGCAAAAGATTTGAGCATGAGATATAATCTTGTTATATATGCCGGAATGCAGTATGGTAAAAAAGTGCTTAACAGAAATCATGTTGTATTACCACCTTTAAGTGAAGAATTAGACAAAAAAAGAGTGAAAAGAGGTTTAAAAAGTGCTTTACGAGGAATTAGTTTCGGGAATGGCTAGGTTTATAAAAGATATATTACCAGATTGGAAAGTAAATATAGGAAAAGTCATAGGGAAAGAAGAACAGATAGTTATATCTCTTCCCTTAAATGAACAAACTAATTCTATAACACAAAAAGGTAAAGTTCAGATAGGAATTTACACTGATGATTTTGAAGGTTCTTTTGATTTAATTAAAAATCTCGAAGTGAGAAGAATTATTGATAGTGAGTTAAAAAATAAAAATTACGAAATTTCTACATATTTAGGAGAGCCTACTTATACCTTTACTCTTATACCAGACCAAGCAATTAATCCAGATTATTTTGAAGATTTAGGCATGTATGGAAGGGCGATATTTTTCAATTTTGTGGCAATACAAAAACAATAGGAGGTACAATAAATGAGATATTTTTATAATGTAGACAAAGTTATGTTTGCTGATTATATTCAAGATGGTCTTGTTGATACAAACCCTAAATACCCTGAATATTTGCAATTAGGAGCTACTAATGACGCAGATACAGAAGGAGTTTCATTATTTACAAGGTTCAAATTAACAGAACATGGTTATGTTGATGGAACATCTCCAGCTCCAAGCGTTGACCCTTTAGATTTAGGTAGAACAAATGGAGGTATTACTTTTGATGTTTCACCAGAATCATTAGAAGTTGAATCAGACCAAAACCTTGACCCAGAAGACACACAATTACAAAAAAGAACAATTTCCGGTACTATAAATTTAATTGAAGCAAAAGGAGAAGTATTAGCATTATTATTCTCTGGACAATATAACGTTTCACCAGACGCTAACAACGCAGGTGTAGTTGGAGAAATTACAATTCCAGCTTCTGCTTCAATCATAGCAAAATCTATGTTTGTTAGAACTAGACCTAACTCTGACGGTGAATATTTCCATATGTTATTCCCTAAAGTTAATGTATCAGCTCAGACATCTATTACATTAGAAAAAGGCTCAGCTAACCCATTCACATTATCATTTACAGCCGCTACTACTTTAGATAACTCTGGAAACCCAATAGATACAGGTAAATTCTACGCTATGAAACTTTAATTTTATTATACATAAATGACCTCCCATATTTTGGGAGGTTTTTTTAATGTTATAATTAGTAATGAATTTGTTATAATAATATTGAACGAACATTAATTTTAATACAGGAGGTTTCAAAATGTCAGAAGAAAAGAAAATAAATAAAGAAGAATTATTGAAACAGGCAAAGAAAAGTTTGCAAGTTAAAGAAGGAGACATCTATAAAAACGAATTAGGAAAGATAGAAGTATCTGGTATAGAATTTACAATACACGAGCCTGTTTTAATTGTTTCCGAAATAGTTTTTGACAAGTTAGCAGATATAATGGAGAAAGCTGATTTCAGAGTTAACGAGGTTGATAAAAAGACTGCTGATATAATAACTGCTGAATTTTGGCATAGTCTTTATCAAGCTTTTAAAGAGAAAAAGATTTCCGGAATAATTGATGACGCTGTTTATATAATGGCTTTATTGGTAATTAACAAACATCCGGATTTTACTCATTTTGAAGATTTACCTAAATCAAAAAGAATATTCAAAGATTTTTTAACTCATTTAAAATTAAAACATAAATTAAGAGATTATAGAGTACCTAATGACATTGAACAAATAGAAAAAGATATAGAAGATAAAATGTATGAATATGGTTTTACTTATACAGATGTTTTAGCTACATTTTTTCAATATAATATAAAATTAAGCGATATAACAAATTCATTACATAAAGCTATGGATTTGACAAGGATTGAACATTTTTTAGAAATAGTCCTTCAAGCAGGGATTCAAGCAGACGTGAAGAACGGAAATCAAACATTCCATACACCGAAACAATAACGATTTTGCTAGATAAAGGAATTTCTAAAACGGATATAATGCTTAATTACACTTATTCACAGATTTTGTTAATTTCAAGAGGTTTTGCTAACCTTTATGACACCGGAGATAGTAAGGCAGGAGGAAAAGATTATATTGAAAATGCCAATCCATCACAATTAATGGCAGCCGGATTTTCGGTTGAAAAAGCTTAGGAGTTGAAAATAAATGTCAGAATATTTGGATAGATTATTAGTAGGTATAGAAGTAGATAACAATCAATTTAAAAAAAGTGTAAAAAAAGCAGAAGCAACGTTTAAAGAAATGGAAGGTCGCTTTCAGAAATTTGCGACCAGCTTGAAGGACATGAAAATAGATAAACAATTAGAAAAAGCAAATGCTGCATTAGAAAAAACTAAAAATGCAGCAAAAAATGCTACTTCAGAATTAGATAAAATGCAACATTTAAAGAAAGTTGAAGAAATGCTTAAAGGAATAATAGACCAAGCAAGGCAATCTGATGATATTGCAATGGTTACTCAAAAATTAAAAGAGCTTCAATCTGTTTATAAACAAATGACTAATTTAGGAATAAAAAATGAAGATGCTCAATCAGTTGAAAAATATAATAAAGCACTAATAGAAACAAAACAAGAATTAAAGAAAATTTCAGAAGCTCAAACTGAAGAAAATAAAAAGTTAGAAGAAAAACAAAAAATACAAAAGAAAATAAGGGCTATAAGTTTTTATGAACAAACAGCTGAAGTTAAAGCGGCTAATGGAGAATATACAGAACAAATAGCGGCTCTTAAAGAAGTATATAATAGACAAAAACAACTTAGAACACTTGCTGAAAGCCAAGGAAATGTAAATCAAATAAGAAAGTATAATTCTCAAATGGAAGAAACTAAAAGTAAAATAGAAGAAGCTACAAATTCATATAAAAAGCAAAATCAAGAAATACAAACTAATACTCAAAGATTAAGAAGTAATCAAAATGAGTTAAATCAAACTGCCGTTTCAATGAGAGAATTAAGTTTTTTTGCTGTTGAATTAGCAACTTTGTTCGGGATAGGCTTTGGAATAGATGATATGATTAGAGATTTTACTAGATTTTCAAAAGAATTTGATAGAGGAATTAGAGAAGTATTTACTCTAACAACTCAAACAACAGAGGAATTCTCCGCTCTTAGAGGAGAGTTAATACAATTAGGTAAAGAAGTACCTTATCTATATCAGGATTTAACTAAGGCGGCTTATTGGGCAATATCTTCGGGTGTTGACGCCGCAGAATCTATGCAATTTTTAAAAGAAGCTTCAAAAGCTGCAATGGCTGGGGTTTCTGATTTATATACATCAGTAGACGCTCTAACAACTGTAATGAATGCATGGGAAATGACTGTTGAAGATTTATCTGATATAAATGATACTTTTTTCATGGCTATAAAATATGGTAAAACAACATTTGATGAATTAGCAGAATCAATAGGTGTAGTTGCTCCATACGCAGCTCAAACTGGTGTTGCTTTTAAGGAAGTTACAACAGCTATGGCTGCTTTAACAAGACAAGGATTAGATACAAAAATGGCTGCTACATCAATTGCTAGAACTTTAGGAGATATAATAAAACCTTCAAAACAAGCTGTTGAATTAGCTCAAATCTTAGGTATAGAATATAACACAACCGCTCTTAATGCTAAAGGGTTAGTGAAATTCTTAGAAGATTTAAAAAATGCTGTTAATGAAAACATGGATATTATACATAGGTATGATAGTAGACTTCAAGACACTAATCAAGCTTTGAACATATTTTTTGATAGAATACAATCCATGAGAGGAGTTTTAGCCTTAACTGGTTCAGCTAATGATGAATGGAATAAATTCTTAGAAGAAACAAATAAAGCCTTACAAGAAACTGACGAAAATATGAGAGTTACAAATATTGCTGCTGAAAAAATGAGAGGTAGTATTGAAAATTTAGAAAAATCAATACAAAATAATTATCATGCAATAATTTTAAATAACGAAGGATTAAAAGATTTATATAAAGGTGTTTTAAGTGTTGTAAATGCTTTTTTGTCTTTTAACGCTAATCTAGAGGGAACAACTCAACTTGTTTATAATTTAGTTGGTGGTGCTAATGCTTTAGCAGTGACTTTGCCTGTTGTTTTAGGTTTGTTTAAAAGATTATCTGCAGTATTAAATATAAGCCCTATGGCAGGTTGGTTTATGGGAGCAACTACTGTATTAAATTTAATTATACAAGGATTAGGAACATTAGTAAATAGTACAAGACAAGCGACTAATGAAATAGAAGACTTAAATAATGTTTCTTTAACAAAGCTTAGAGATAGTATGGAACAATTAAATAGTTATTTAGAACTTATGGATAAAGATGTTGATGGATTAATTAAAAAATATGATGAATTAGTTTATCAAATGGACGCTTATAATATAAGTGCCGAAACAGGAAAAGGAAATATATCTGATATAAAACAATCCATTGACGATATAATAGAAATGTATCCTGAATTAAATAGCTTTGTAAGAATTGAAAAAGGATTATATGTTGATATAAGCTCTGAATTAGATAAAATAAAAGAAAAAAGAATTGAGCAATTAGAGTCTATGAGAATGGAAGCTGAAAGACTTGTTGAGATTTCAGAAACTTATAAAACAATAGCAAAAAATAGATATGAATCTATGAAGGAATTAGATAAATTTGAAATGAATAATCCAGGGTTTGTTGATTCTATAAGAAACTTAGGATATGATTTAAAAGATTTTGGAAACACAACTAAAGAAGCTTTAAAAAATTTATATAGTCAAATAGTTAAAGATATGGAAGCTATTTCTGATGAAAAAAGTTTTATAGAAAGTGTTTTTGGAACAAAAGAAGAAATAAGTGAATTGAGTAAAATGATAGAGAACGAAACAAAAAATATGTATAACACAATACCTAATGAAGCAGGAATAAATAAAATAATAGCTAAATATGATGAACTTCCACCTAAATTAAAAGAAACAATTGATAAAATAAGAAAAAGCATGGGTGGAGATGCTTTGCTTAGCGACTCTCTTCTAAAAATATATCAAAAAGATGTTCAAGGATTACAAAATAATGTTTCGGGATTTATATATAAAACAAGAGAAGAATATTTAAAACTTTCAGATACAGTTTCGTCTACTTCTGAAAAATGGTCTGAATTACTTCAAATAGAACAAGAATTATATGATAGAGAGAATGAAATTGAAGCTTCAAAGCAAAGACTAAAATCAATAGAAGAACAAATAGATTATTTAAAAAACAAAGAAGAAAGAACATTAGAAGAGTTAAAACAAGCTTATAAGAAAGCAATGGAAGATACTGACTATGAATTAGCTAGAGAGATATCAATACAATTAGTTGCAAACGAAAATTTTGAAGAAACGGATAAGTTGTATAAGGAAATAGTTAATAGATTTTTCTTAAGTGAAGAAGACGCATTAAATACTGCAATAGAAAAAACTAAAAAAGATTTGCAAGAAGCTTTTGATTTTATAAAAAAAGAAAGAGACAAATTAGTTGAAGAAGGAAAAAACAAGAATTATTCTGGTAAACAATTAGAAGATTTTGTAAATGATGGAATAGATAGTATTAAAGAAAAATTAGGATATCAAGTTATAGAAGAACAATATGTTGAATTTGCTAATAGAATGATTAGCTATTATGAAGAAGCTTATGGAGATTTAGCAGACCAGATAGAAAACGGTATTGTTGGAGATAATTCGATGGAAGATGTTTTAAATAAAATAGCTAATTATAGAGAAAAAATCATTAGTATAAAAGAAGAAATTCAAGGATTTGATATATCTTTCACTGACGAAGCAGAAAATCAATTAAATGAATTAGAAAAATTATATTCTGAAATAGAAAAAAATATTTCTTCTTTACAAATTATGATTAATAATCCTTCAATGTATGTTACTGAAGATTTAGAAGGACAAAGAAAAACTATAATTAATAGCATTAAAGAATTATATATGCAAGCTTCAAAAGAAGATGATTTAGGAATGAAACAGATAGCTGAAAATCTTTTTAATACTTATAAAGAAACTTTAGAAGATGAAAATTTAATAGCTACTTTAGAAGATACTTTAAGTTTTGCAAGTGAAAATGGATATCAAGAATTAAGAAAAAATATATTAGAAGAATTAGTGAAATTATATGAGGAAAAAGCTAGAACAGAAGCTGAAAATTCTAATGCAAAAATGTATGATGAATACATTAAAAAATCATTGGAATATAATAAAATTCTTACAGGAATGATTACCGAACAAGAAAGATTAAATAAAATATCTGATTTAGAAAAACAAATTGCCGATAATAAAAAATTAGAAAGATATATAACTAATGAAGAAGAACTAAATAACCATATAAGAGAAAGAATTAATATGTTAAAAGAATTAAGTTATCTTGAATTAAGAGGAGAAAATGAAGAAGGAATAAAAAGATATCAAGAATTGACATTAATGTGGGAAGAATTAGAAAAACAAATAACATCTACTAATGAAAAATTGCAAAAGGATTTAGAAACTCCTATAAGAGATTTATATAATTCTTTTTTAAGTGCTTATTCTAAAGAACTAACTTTTGCAATAGATGAATTATCTTCTCAATTAAATTCTAGAATAACTTCATCTCTAACAGAAATGCAAAAAATGATTTCTGACGCAGATATAAATGCTAATTTTGCAGCTATGATACAAACACCAGAGTTTCAAAATACATATATGGAATTATTAAAAATTTTAGAAGATGTATCTGATAAAACAAATGTTATAGAAAAAACTACAAATAATATAATTTCAGAAAATATGAATTTAATAAATTATTATTTAAAGCAAAATGCTTCTTTGGAAGAAATGAATAAACTATATGAGCAATATTTGAATTCAATAACACAAATAAGAAATGAAATGGTAATGCAAGGTGCTCCGTACGAAGTTGAAATAGGAGGAGAAAAGAAAACTTTAGAAGAAATCAATTCAATAATAGAATTTATTAAAAATAACATTAATGAGATAAACAAACTTATGAATGAAACAAATCAAAAATTAGAAGCACAAAAATCTTCTTTAGAACAAGAAGCGTCTTTATTTAATCAAGTTATTAGAGAAATTGGAACTGCTTTTTCTGATTTAGGTATAGCTGGAGAAATAATAAATAAAATATTAAAAGAAACAAAACTTGATATAGTATCTGTTAAAAATGATGTAGGAGATATAATTGGCTATACTAAAGAGTTAAGTATTTTTGGTCAAAAATTTAATTTAGATGAAATTTTAAAATTGTTGAAAGATGAAAGCGGAAATATAACTTTCGAATCTATGATATCAGCATTTAAAGAATCGCAAGACTTAGCTAATTCATTATCAAAAATATTATCTGGGATAGGTGGAATATTAGCCTCATGGGGAATTTCTCAAATAATAAATGAATCAAAATTATTAATAGAAAATTTTAGTAAAGCAAAACAAGCAGCCGAAGAAATGAGAAATGCTTTAGAAACAGCAACTTACTCTAAAAACAGAACTGAACTTTCTAAAAGATTTTCATTATTTGGTGATTTAGATAAACAAGAAGAAAAGATTTCAGAAATAGAAGATAAAATAAAAAAGCTAAGTGGAGACAGAGCAATTGGAGTTGGTGCAACAACTGGAATAGGTGCATTTTTTGGAGCTATAATTGCTGGACCAATTGGAGCTTTAGTTGGAGCGGGAGCTGGTGCATTATTAGGCGATAAAGCTACAGAATCATATCAAGAACAAATTGACCAGCTTAATGAAGACTCTAAGAAACTAGTTGAAGAATTAGAAAATTTAAAACAAAAAATAAAAGAAGCACTTAGCATTGATATAGAAAGTTTATCAAATACATTAGCAGGAGCTTTTGATGAAAATTCTTATAATAGTTTTCTCGTTAACTGGGAAAAAGCTTTGAAAGAAAAAACACAAAACGCATTACTTCAAGCCTTTATTTCAACTAATAAAATGCAGTCATTATTAGAACCTTTGTCAGAAACTATTTTCAAAATGGCTACTGACGTAGCAGAAGATGGTAAATTAGACAATCCGGAATTAAAAGAAGAATTGACAGCTCAAGGTGAAGCAGTAGCTTCTATGATGTCAGCTTTTTATGAAATCTTAAAAGATTTAGATTTGAATTTTGATTTTGGTGGTTTAAATCAAACTGGTTCTATTGAAGGTGGTACAGAAACTTTATCTACAAGTCTTACCGAAGAAACAGGTAATAAATTGTTAGGTACAATAAGAACCATAACTGCACATACAAGAGATATAAGAAATATGATACATAGAGTAATTACAGGTCAAGAGGTATTCCATGTAAGAGTTGTTAAAGGTGTAGCTAACATGAATGACTATGCAGATGTTTAGGAGGTATAAAAATGATTAGTCTTATAATAAATGGAGTTAAATTAAAAGGTGAGTTTAATTGGTCAGCGAATGAGCTAGATGGATTCGCTGCCCCTCCGATTCAACATCAAACAATAGATTTTTTAGGTTTAAATGGTAGCAGAAATTTAAACAGAAGCAGATATGAAGAAAGAAATTTTTCAATCACTGGAAAATTGTATAAAAGTCCTTTTAAAACGGTCGACCAGATGAAAGATGAAATAGTTAAACTCGTTTCTCTAGGGCTTCATGAAGATTTGGAAATACAAATGCCACATGTTGAAATTTTAAACGGACAAGAAATAGTTAAGTACAGGACTATTTATGCTAGATTATCTGAAAGCCCTGTTATAGTAAGAACTTACAAACCAGTACATAAACCAGTAGTTTTAGATATTAAGCTTAGTTTTATTGCTAATGACCCATTTTTTTACTATAAAGAAGAGTATAAAAACGAAATTTATTTATCCGGTGATTTGTTTTTGAAATCTCCTTTAAAAGAATATTATCCGAGGGACCCTGACTATGTTTATATTGGCTTGACTTTAGCTAATTTGATAGGTAACGAAGGTGCTTCTCTAACATCAGATTATACTGTTTCCGGTTTAGATGATTCACATACTTATTTTGAAACTTGTAATAACGAGAAATTTTCTCCTTCCGGAGGAAATTATACAGTAGTAAATAACACCGGAGGAACTTATAATTTAGCAATTTATGATTTGACTGAAATGGGAGAATTGCACGATTTATTCAAAGAAAGCCATGGTAAAAACTTCTGGGCTGATTTAGAAAATAAATACTTAGAAGAATATCTTCCTTATGTTTCTGGAGTTCAGGGTTTGGATACTTCTACTTATGGAGTTGTTGAATTATGAAAACACCTAAATTTACAATAATTGAATTTAATAAAATAGATAATGTTGAAGAATTTACAACTGACGTTATAGATATTTCTGATGTTGTCTCTCTTAATGTTGATTTTATGTTTTCTTTTGCTTTAACACCTTCGGATAATGTTGAGGTAGAGGTGTTAGCAAGTCAAGACGGAATTAATTTTTCAAACAACGCAATAGGTAAATTTGATATATTGACGTATTCGTTGAATACTCGCTATACAAGAAACTTTTCCTTTCCGGCGATAAATTATATTAAGTTGAAGGTAAAAGTACCACACGTTGCCGATATCAAGCTCACAGGGGTAAAAGAAAAAGATATATCTCCTAACTTGGAAATTAAAAACAATTTGTTAGCAAACTTACCTCCTACAAGCACAGATGATTTTTCAAAAGGTTATGTTGTTGGCTCTCTTTGGGTTGATAATAATGAAAAAATAACCTATGTTTGTGTTGATAATGCTGTTGATAACTCTGTTTGGACTATGGTAAAAATGCCAGACCATGAAATTAACGGTTCTCAAGTTAGATTTAAAAATCCAGACGGAAGTTGGGGTAATTGGATTGTTTTAGGTGGTACAGTATTAGACATAGAAAATTCTCAAATAAAATTAAAAGATACAGCTGATAATGTATTATCTACAATAAATATAAATACTGATTTGATAAACGATACCACAAATAATAGATTTGTAACTGATAACGATATAAATAGATGGAATGATACTTATACAACCTCAACTATTGATTCTTCATTAAATACAAAGGTTAATAAAACCGGAGATGTAATGACCGGAGAGTTAGGATTGCCTTCTTTTAAATTAGGCGATTCTAATGTTTTTTATGTCGGTGGTAGTGAAATAGTTACTATGAGAAACTGGGGTACAGAGCCTTCAACTATCTTTTCTATAAGAGCTTTACCTCCTAAAAGCTGGAAAGATGGAGAAGGTGCGGATTTTACTAATGTAGATAGAGAAGCCACTTTAGCTTTGATAAGAACAGATGACTTAGGTAATGAAGAGTTTATTGATATATATAATAACGGATATAATTCTTCTACTAACCAAGACGCTATGCAAATGGGAATAAGAATTCAAAAAAGAGGAATAGGGGAATATAGAGATTTTGTTTTTGATAGATATGATGGTTCAACTTTAGAGACAGTTTTGAGAATAAAATCTGATAAAACTACCGAATTTTATGAGCCTTTGAGTATTCAAGGAGGGATTTCTGATTTATCCGGTAGAAGTTTATCTAAAAATGATTTTACAGATACATTATTAAATAAATTAAACGGAATAGAAACCGGAGCTACCGGAGACCAGACTGCTGCCGAAATACTTGACTTGATTAAAACGGTAGATGGTTCTGGTAGTGGTTTAAACGCAGACTTGCTTGACGGTCATGACTCTTCTTATTTTTCTGTTTCCGGACATAATCATGATAGTTCTTATTACACTCAAAATCAAATAAATTCTTTTTTAAATTTAAAAGAAGATTTGGCTAATAAAGGTGTTGCTAACGGATACGCTTCGCTAGATTCTAATGCGAAAGTACCTTTAAATCAATTACCTGACGTATCAAAACAAGCGACTCATGTTGTTGCTGATATAACGGAAAGAAATAACTTAACCGGTTTAATAGAAGGAGATAGGGCTTTTGTCACTTCAACCGGAGATTCTTATATTTGGAATGGGTCATCATGGTTATTAATGGCTGACGCTGATTGGCAAAACGTAAATTTAGATTGGGCTAATATAATAAATGTTCCTTCTCCTACAATTTCTTTAACGGGAGATGTGTCTGGTAGTGGAACTATGACTGATTTAGGAAATGTTTCAATTTCTGCTTTGGTTGGAGATAATACACATTCTCATGATAATACAACTTTAAATTCAATAGATTGGAGTAAAATTCTAAACAAACCAGACCCTACGATAACTTTGTCCGGAGATTTAACCGGAAGCACCACTTTAACTGATTTAGGTAACGCTACATTATCAGCTTCGGTTAAAGATGATTCTCATAATCACATAATATCAAATGTTGATGGGTTGCAGTCAGCCTTAGACGGTAAATCAAGTACAAGTCATACACATTCAGAATTACATTCTCATTCAAATAAAAGTTTATTAGATACAATAACAAATTCTGGTGATGGCTTAAAATTTTTATCTAATGATGGAACTTATAAAAATTTATCTTCAACTACATACTGGGGAGAAATACAAGGAACATTATCATCTCAAACTGATTTACAAAATGCTTTGAATGGGAAATCGAGCACTAGTCATAATCATGACGGGTATTATTTGAAAGAATATTCTTCAAATGTTTCTGGTGTAGATAATACCGATTATACAAATTTAGCCTACATTAAAGGAGAATCCGGTTTAGATAGTGAGATAAAAATAATTTTAAAAGGTACTACTTCAAATGTTGTAGTTGCAGTTGTAGCGACTTTGATAGTAAATCATTCAGGAGATATTTATATAAAAAGTGAAAGTGGGGCATATACTCAAGTTACTATAAGAGTAACAAGTGATGGTAACGACAATTATTATATACAAGCTAAAACTTCTAGTTCTAACCCTTTAAATATGGGGGTTTTGATTTACACTTACGGAAATGAAACAGTAACCTTTTCTCCTAGTTCGGTTAGTGGTTCCACTACTTTAGAACATACTACTTCAGCTCATGATATGGTTATAAATTCAACTGGAGGTTCTGTTGATGTTTTTTTAGACAATAATAAAGTATGGCACTCTGG